AAAAACATCTCCATGCTTCTCAGTTGATTTTCATCATGCTTGGAATACCTCACGGCTATAGTTTTGCCCTTCATCCTCTTTCTGGTCAGCTGGAGATAGGAAGACTTTTCTATGATCTTTGCCTTGAGTTTAGTGTCTAACATGACTTCCTTCAGTGATTGAGCGATAATCTCCTTTTGCCCTGGTAATGTAATCCCATCAGGCACAAAGACATATGTAAGTCCATCGACTGCACATAGCTCGGTGATTCTTGCGCTGTCCTCATCATCGGAATGAGGCTCGAATAGGGTGTTAGTCGTAAACTTATCTATAATTTTTCGGTAAGTATATACTTTCGGCATTTGGTGACTCCTTTAAAATCTTCATCATGTATAATAATGAATTAGTTTTTTTAGCGTGACCAAGTAAAGAAATAATAGCCTCCTGTTTTTTATTTTTAACAGCTCGTCGAAATTTATAAAGACTATATTTTCTTATGAATCTCTTTCTTTTCCAAGTTCTGTATCCGACAAAATTAATTCCACGCTTGACTTTCTGGATAGTTGATTTGGACAACTCTAAATGTAAATTTTCTTTAAGAAATCCAACAATAGTTCTACGGAATTCTAAACATTTATCCCTTGTGAGTCCGATCAAAATGAAATCATCTACGTATCTGACATAATGTTTGACTTTTAAAACTCGCTTTATGAAGTGATCCAACGGATTCAGATATATAAGTGCATAGATCTGACTAAGCAGGTTGCCAATAGGAATTCCTAATTGATCATCATTCTCAGCAAATATCATCATAATATCAACCAGTCTTTTATCTTTGATCTTGCGTTCAATTAAGCTTCTTAAAATATCCCTGTTTATTGAATAGAAGAATTTCTTGATATCTAACTTTAACGTATAAAGATCTTTATCATATTGTCTCAAAGCCTGTTGTGTATAATCGCTTGCCCTATGGGTTCCATATCCCAATCTGCAAGCAAAAGATGTATTGATAAAGCTTCTGTCAAAGATTTTATAGATAATTCTATAAATAGCATGCTGAACCACGATGTCCCTAAATGCTGGTGCATAAATAATTCTTCTTTTTGGCTCATATATCACGAATTTGAAATACCGCTTTGGATAATAAGTTTTGTTATGTATTTCTTCATACAAATCTGTTAAATTCGTCCCCAAATTTATCTCAAATTCAAAACAAGATCTCTTCTTTCTTTTGCCTTTTCTTGCATCCAGATAAGCTTGATATAGATTTTCCTCTGAGAAAACTTTATCAAATAATTGACCAATTCTTTTCATGAAATCACTTCCTGATTTTCGGCCTATTACCTACCAAAAAGAAAGCTTTAAATTGATTTCGCCCAAGGCAGGACAACATATCCCTGTAATTCCACTATCTCCAATTTGGAGTTTGAGGTGAAATTATAGTCGCACTGAAATCCTACATTGTTGTTGGAATTCGTCCGATTGTTATTCCAATTCACGTTCCAAACTCCTGCATTCGAACTGTTGTTCCAATTCCTACACGATAGCAAGCATATCAATATGTTGCCCTAAATTACCATTTATCCTCCTCTTTAACTTTTTTAATCCAGGCACCTATCATTTTACCCAATTCATCAACCAGTTTAGATATTGCTACAAACCTATGTTCCTCTAACTTTTCAGGCAATTTATCAATTTGTTTCCCGTCTTTAAATTTGAAATATCCAAGTTCATAGGCAAGATACAATTGCATTCTCAGCTTTTCATGAGTTATATCTAAGTTTGTTAAAGTTGTCTTTTTATAATATCGTTTCTGACTTTCAATAATTAAATCATAGATTTCATATGATGTAACTCTGATTCTATTTGAAAGAGCATACCTTTCATGTTTTGGAAAATGGTTCAGGTAAATATTTAAGAGTTTTGCAAATTCTAAGAATTTTCTATTTAAAATTGTTTCATTATGAATACCCATGTATAGCTTAAGTGCCGCATTATCATGCGGCTAATCAAGGCGACAAGGCGCACCGAAAGCCCACACTGTTGCTGGAAGACGTCCGATAGTGAAGCCAAGACACGTACCAAACCCCCGCAGACGAACTGCTGCGCCAAGACCCACACGAGCGCAAGCACAATTCATTTCGCAAATACTGATAAAAATAGTCTTTGCCAAAAAGATTAGTTCCAGTAGTATCGATCCCATCTTTGTCTTTCGGAAACCCCAGCCCTGCCAAAAGCCAGTCAGCACCCGATAAATCTTCGGCCAATACCTGATTTCCACCACTACCATATCTCTGAATAAGCCCATTGATTGCATATTCAGTCTCAAATGCTGGCACAAAGGAGTCCATCATGGCAGCCACACCGGCTGCTCCCCAATGGTCGGTTGCGCCTGCATTACCACTTGTAAAATCCTTCATCGCCGTGGCTTCCTTGGAAGCATAGAAAGTGCCAGAAGTGGTTGTGCCATGATTCGTGCCCTGCACATAGGCCAAGGTAAAGCCACTTGTATCTACACCATCCAGGGAATAAGTATTGGCATTGATCTTTGTGACCTTGTAGATTTTATCGTCAAGTCCAGCCCAGTCACCTCCTGCTATTCCTATGATCATCACATAGTCGCCAGTCTCCTTCGTATGGCCTGTCTCGGTCACGACGGCAGGGTCTGCCCTCGATATATCCTCTATGGTGTCGTCTGCCATTATAGTAGTAACCCCAAGTGACACCTCCCACATCAGGCCATTCACGTCAGCCACACCGCAATTTTGCCCATTGTGAGTCGATTTCGCAAAAGGAACGCCAGAGCCGGTCTTACCGCAGTTACTGTATCCATCTGAAGTGTAGAGCAGGTCATCTCCTGTCCCTGCCCCATTGCTTATTTCGTCATAGTCCTGTAAGGCATCATTGTTGCAACCCTTGGGATAGTTGTAGGTAGCATCGTACCAGGCGCAAAAGGTTGTGTCTGAAGAAGCCTGAGCGTGGGCCATCGAAAGAATAGCGAGAGCAGAATATTGGAGTTTGGAGGCTACATGAAAGATGCTGCTTGCATTAACGGCTCCATCCACCCCATCTCTGGCGTGGGCGGCATCTATGGTCTCAAAATATGCATTTGAAGCACAAGCCGTTAAATCTGCAATAGGATTATGATCTGCATGGGTAGAGATCGGACCGCCATTCTTAATAGAACTTCCGATATAACCATCACCCCAGGCATTCTTGGAGCACATGTATTTGTCGATAAAAAAACCATCCTTGGTAGAGCCACCATCTATAAAAGCCCTGGGAAGAGCGTATCCATCGGCATTCGCAGCCGTCTCCGATGTATAGGTGTCGATGCCCTTAATGTCTATTGAATTCACCCCATAGGTTCCGAAAGTTGGATTGTTTGCATGTGCAATCCGATAGTAGAACTTCGGAATCCAGACCATGATGGAGCCGTCCTGGTATTGATAATTGCCGTAGTTGTCATGGACAGATGATCTATTTCCAGTCATAGATGTGAAGTTCGCAACCATGCTCTGGATCGGGCATATCCCGACGCCGAAACCGACTTTTCCTGGTGTGCCTATATCATTTATAGAATGATCCCAAGGGCCAGAAAGCCAAGGCCCTCTAGACCAATAACCAATGCCATGAAAAGGAAATCCTGTATTTCTCATTGTATCGCCAAATCTGCTGTAACCGTAATGGTATTAGCCTCAACTGTTTCAGTCACCTTTATCTTCATATATTTCGCCAATTCAGGTTGGAAAGTGTAAATATCCTTTCCATCGCCTCCGGGTCCGCTCGCTACAGTATGTGCAGTCACTATATCGCTACCACTTGATGGCGTGAAATAATTTGTACCATCATTTGATAATTGATATTCAAACTTTCCAGTTCCATCTCCAGTAAGTGTAATCTGCAATGAGAAAAATCCTTCTGGTTTATAATCGTCTAAGTCGATGGCTTCGGATACCTCATTACCGGCTGCATCTACAGTAACGGCACTAAAAATATTTCTGATAAATATGTTTTTGTTAGACATGCTTTCTCTCCTTATTTTGTTAAATAAAAAAGCCTCTAATGATTTTTGTATCACAAGAAGCTTAAGCAGCCCGGCTTAGTCTATAGAGGCGGTTAGGAATCTATAGAGCAGTTTATTTCTATTCCATTACTAATAATTTACGGCTTTTCTTTTCTCACCTACCCTTTCGGCTTTGATTATATTTATTCCTTTCTTAGATATGGTTGACCAGGAGACAGGAATGCCTTTCTCTCCTCGTAACAATTGTCTTTCATTATACTCGTTTACTTTCTTTTTTAAATCTTTAAATGATCCTCTGGCTCTTTTTATCTCTATCCATTGATTGACAAAATCCTCAGTAATCTTTCTCTCAGTGGGATAGGTAGATCCCATATGAGCGCCTATACTTCTTCCGATTGCGTCAAATCCCTCTATCTCCCCCTGTAGCCAGCCAAGGAAGTTTTGGACTTGGACAGGGGTTACAGCTCTTAATTGATGAATCATATATGAGGGAATTTGTGACCATCCTATAGCTCCTTCCTTACCATATCTACGTGTAACCACTTCTCCCCGCATCCTGCCGCCCTTTGGCTCTCCGATTTTATGTTCTTCGGTTTCTGTCAAATATAGGCCTTTATCGTCATAGCCTAACAACTCATCCAAGCTAGTGAATCGATGCCCTTTCCAATCGGTTCCTGTTAAGGCCTCAAAGAACATTCGGAAAAACACAGAGCCTTTATGCTTTGCTGATCTAATTAGATGGGTAATGAACTTCATCGGATCCCTGAAATGACCAAATACTGAAAAATACTTCCTTGCCTCTGATTTACCTCCCAGTAGCTTATAAATAGGAGTCACGTCTATATCAAGCCATCTGAAATGTCCGGCTTTCCATGCTTTCTTGAATCTCTCAATAAGATCATCCTCATCTGTGAATGATAACAGAATATTGGCTATTACCATGGCAGTGAGACCTTTTGTTATAACTGAAGCCCAGAAACGTCTATACAGATGTGTTTTGGCCGCATCTCCAGATATGAATGCTTTCCACATAGTATTGACATTTGAAAAAGTCCAATCCGGAGCTAGGAGCAGGAGCCTATAAATATGATTGATTGTCGGATCCCTTCCCATCCTTCTCAGGTGCAAGCCCCCAAAGTCATCATTTATGAGTTCGGCTACCATTTTAGCCCGCTCATTTGGTTCAAGGTCCGGTTGCTCTTTCATCATATTTCTATACTCGATCAAAGCGGCCTGAGCTTTCAATCCCGCACCAAAGTTTTGGAATAGCCATTTTGCCTGTCTTTCTCTAAGATCATTAGCCCATTCCTTAAAAGCTTTAGTGTACTCGGTTTTATCCAACACTTTGCCAAATATATTGGCCTCGCTCCTTAATATACTTTCTTCCCAATCCTGCATCTTGCCAAGGGTGAGGCCATTTCTGACCAATAGCTCAATCTCAGGCCTTAACTCATTAACAGCCTTCAATCCTTCCTTATACATTTTAAAGGGGTTCCATTCAGCAAGTGTCTTATGGCGTGTTCCGAGGAGGTATGATCTAATAAAAGCTTGATGATGAAAGAGAGAAGTCATTAGGATTGTCGATTTAAAGATAGCATTATATTTTGTAATGGTATCTATAGGTCCAAGACCTTTTAATTTGGATACCCCTAAGATCTTATTCAATCTCTTTGCAATCTCTTCAGGGGCATATAAAGGCTCCCTTCTCCATAAATATTCCCTTTTCTCTATCCTGAATTTATCGGCATCATCTTGATCCTTTAGCCACAATTTAGCCGCTTCTTCACTATCGAAGAGTTTTGTTGCCCTTGTATTGCCCTCTTTTATGGCTCCCCAATTAGTCTGAACCCTGAATTTAGGCCCGTATACTTTTGTATCTCCTGCCTTTATTCTGGCCTCTGGAACCCAATAAGTAAAGTTAGGATGCTCAATTTCTTCATATCCCTTGAGTTGCTTATGGATAATGACAGGATTTCCGGTATCTTTCCATTCTGTTTTCCTTAATGTTGAAATGAGTCTTTTATCCTCAATAGTTCGTGAGATCTCATCCTTGAGGAGCTCTAAGTTATTAGAGGCTCCGGTAACTTCCAATTCAAATCCCTTGGCCTGGCCCTCAAGAATGGTCTCAAATACCCTATGCTTTGCATGTCTGGAAGTAGTCTTGAATTTTTGCATAATATCGGTAGAAAGTTTTTTGGGGATCTTCCAGGCCCGGGCAACATAGTTATCTATGGTATTGAAGATAACATTCTGACTTTTGGCAATTTGACCAACCTTCTCATATTGCTCACTTATATATTCAGACACTTTCATCAATCCCGGGTTATCTTCAATTGTGGCAGCCAAATTTACAATCTTTTTCTGATCATCGGTGAGCTCATCATAATACTCATCAACATGAGCAGGGTTTCTCTTAATATCAAGATAAATATGAATTGCCTGATCAATATTCTGGCAATCCCTATCATATCGGTTTTTGTTCAGGATAGTCTTAATGGCATCCTGTATCTTACTGGCCTCAACTGTATGTACCTGTTGATCCCAATCTTTATTGCCAAACCAATCATCTTCCCTTTTTTCATACGGAGAAGGCTCTTTGGGTTTATCTTCTTCTTTGGGGGTTTCTTTCAGGCTTTCTTCTTGTTTCTTTGCTTGGGCGATGGCCTTTTCCTTATCAATTTTCTTTGTGAGTTTATCAAGGTAGTCTTTGGCCCATTGCCCGTCTTTGGGTTTGATCTTCGTCTCCTTGTAATAAATCGCCCCGGTCTCCTCCTTCAACTTCGCAGTGGCAGCCCTCCACACTCTCATCATTACATTTCTGATCTTGTCCCATATCTCGGAAAATTTGTCCCTCATTTGTTTTGCAAAATCGGAATATTTGGTGTGGCCTTCGCTTATGACGTCTTTACCGATGGTTACGAGGTTATCGAATACGGCGGGATGGTCTTTGTTCATTCTCTCGAAGGAGATGGAGCCGCGTTCATTTTTGAGGGTATCTTTGATTGAATCAATCAGACCTTCAATCGTAATCTGCTCACCTTTCACAGGAGGCAGCAAAGACACTTGTTCGCCTTTGGTGGCCACGGGGATCTTTTCGGTGGGGATGACGGGTTTTTTCTTTGCTTTCTCAGGCGCAACTATCTCCCCGCGCTCTTTGCCTATTGCGATTTTTTCTTCTGGGGTGGGTTCGGTGGGTTTTAGTTCGAAGGGGGCTTCTTCAAAGAAATCTTTTAGGTCTTGGTAGGCTTTGTCGGGGTCTGCTTTTTCTTCAGGAGATACAACTTCCTCAGTTTCAATGCCTTCTTCAGCCCGTTTAATTTGTTCCTCGGTATATCCTTGATCTCTGAGTTTTTGTCGTTCATGTTCAATCAATCCTTCATTAAATTCTTCTTGTGTAGTAAGCTCGGTAGTGATCTTACCTACTCTTCCTTTTATATCACCTGTAGATGCTGCTGTCAAGTCTTTTTCTATCAGTTCAATCAATTGATTATCGTCCCTGACGCTAAAGCCGGCCTCGTTCGCCTCTGTGACAATAACATCAAGTGTCCGGCCTTTTCCACTTAGGAAGCCGGGGGGGATGCCCCTCATTATCTTTTTTTTACCCTTTGCATCCCTTGTCCAAATTATATCCCTGATCTCCCCGCTCAGATCCAGTGGCTTTATTCCTCCACTTGCAGCTATCCAGGGGACAAGGTATTTCTGAGAGGCGGCTTTTTTCAGTTGAGTTTCACGGGCTTTTCGACCGACTTCGGTTGCCTTGGCTCTGGCTTCTTCAGGAGTAGGTTTTTTCTTTATCTCCCCATATTTTTTATCCCATGCTTGCTGTTTACGGAGTTGTTTATCTTGCTGTAAATAGGTTGCTTTGGGATTGACTAAAGGGCGTGGGGGAATTTCAACTTCAGTAGGCTTAAAATCAATCAGTATCCCTTTATCTGTAGCCTTTCGCCGCCACAGTTTTGCAATATATTCGTCCTTTTCGCCTCTGATAACCTCTAAGTACCTGGCCCCGGTTCCCCTTGGAAGGGCTTCTATATTCCTGATATCAAGATCCTTTGAGTAGGGGATGACTTCGATCTCTGGGGGTTCTTTGATTACCTCTCCTATTGCCTTAGTAGTATCGCCTGTCTTCGTCCATTCCTTAAACTCATCTACTGTAAGCTCTGTTATCTCACCCAGCCCTTTCCACGCCCGCTCATAATTCGCCAGATACCCTACCCGGGCCTGTTTTTCTGTGGGAAATCCCATCAAGATCTTGTGTTCGTCAAAGTTGCCTGTCTCCGGATCCACCTGGTCGATCACAAAGATTTTATCGCTTTCTGGATTAGGGCCGATGAAAACATCGAGCCAGTCCTTGTCCTTCCCTTTGACCCCTAGAATTTCGCCATAATGGTGTTTTAGCTTTATTGACCACTTCTTTCCTTGCCGATCAACGCCGGATCGCACAGAACCTTTAGGATTCTCTATGTCAATGTCAAAGCCGTGAAGGTTGATGCGTCCTTTCTCATATTTTCCCGTCTTTTTTTGCGCTTCGGTGAGGTCAGTCTCAGTTTCTTTAGCTGCCTTATCTATTTCTTGTGTGGTGGGTTCAACCTTCCCCAATTCAGGATAATCAGGGTGGGAGGTGATTTTGCCTTCGGAGATGGCATCACGTACAGCAACCTCATGTTGTGCCTTAATCATTGTTGCCCCGACAATTTTATCTGCTTTAAGCAGTCTAAATTGCCCTTCATCTGCTGTTTTACTACGTAACCATTCGTCCTTTGACATCTCCCAAGGCTTTTTAACCTCTGGGATAGGCTTACCTACCTCCTCAGGCTTTGCTTCTACTGTGGGCTTAATTTCGAGTTCTGGGGGGGGTAATTTTGCCTCTTCAGGGATTATTTCTTCCTCAATCACTGGCTCCTCAACAGGCTCAAGAACTTCAGGCTCTATCTCAATAGGCTCTGGTTCAATAACTGCCTCTTCAGGAGGCATCACTTCCTCAAGCGGTATAGCCCCCTCCTCTACAACCTCGGTAGGCTCGATAGGCTGAAGTTGCGCCTGTGCCTCGATTAAGCTATCGAATTCCTGAATAGATTTTGTGCTTTGTGGAAATTTCTGTCTGAATTCTTTTCCAAGATCTTGAAGTTGTTCTGGGGTTATGAGGCCCTTCTTTACATCGGATCCGATTGCCTTAAGGTATTTGGCTCCTGGCTCAACGATATCGAGGAGGTCAGTGGGTTTGTCAGTGGGAGGAGCTAAGGGAGCTTTTCCAGCCATGCCTGCACCTAAAACAAAAGATCCAGGAATAACATCAATGTTTTTAAGCGACTGAATTACATCTGATCCGATTTCTTTTGGATTTTTACCCCTTGCCAAGGCATTAAACACTGCCTCAAATGGTTCTTCCATGTATTCAGTGGTAGCCTCTACCGCCCCACCAGTGAATCTGTTAGCAATGTTTTTGAGGATATTCCCCACTGGTTTTTTGGCTAATTGACGTAACCCTATCCTGTTTAATGTAGCTACCACAGTGCCAAATGACAATGTTGCGAGTGCCGCTACTTCATGGTCAATACCATCCTTTATCAAGTTACCATATAGATCGCCTGCTTCCATAGCACCAGCAACTGCCATGCCTGCACCAGGGCCAGCGTAAACGGTAGCAGCAACCATAGCGCCCATCGATTGAGCAGCATCACCGATATTAAAGGCCAACCATTCTGGGTCGGCTAAGTAATTAAGATTCTCAATCAATCGGCCTCGCTTCTCTTTAGGCAAATTTAACCAATCCTGGGTTTCTAAAATATTACCCTGTATGTCTTCAGCCGCTTGCAGGCCCCAATCCTTTATCACCTTACCAGCCTTTTCATAAGGTTTAAACATCCCCTCAAGGGCAGTAACTTCACCCATAGTTTTAGCTGTACTCTCCAGTGTACCGCCTGCGAAACCTATTGTTTGATCTAATATTTTTGCTAAATTAGGGCCAAAGCGAAGTAAGGTTTTACCTACTGATTTTGCAACGCCTAAGCCTACTTTTGCTGGCCTCAGCCCTTTAGGCGCTTTTGGAGGCTCTATCTCCCTTGGAGGCGCTATCTCCTCTTTATATTCATGCGTAACATCTTCCCATTCATCCTCTTTATATTCTTGAAAAGGCCTATATTCTTCTGTAACATCTTCCCATTCAGGGCCATATTCGTCCTTGACGGCCTCCGGCACGGGAACAAATCGCTTATCTTGTTCTCTTGTTTTTAATCCGTTCATCTACCTAACCCAACCCCTGGCTCTATTCTTTTTCTTGTTGCCTCTGATCCGGGAGGAGCTATTATTGTTTCCCTGGTACCATCTGAGTAAATCTTAACTACATCGCCGGTAGTTTTATTCCTTTTTACCGATACAAGCGTTTTCTTTGCTTTCTTTGTTGTAGGTTGACTTATAGAGCGCATTCCTGGTTTGGATGGTTTTTCTTTATCCCTAGGTGGTAATTGTGTTTTAGGTCCTTTAGATAAACCTTTCCTTTCAATTTGCTCATCTATACCTGGGAGAGGGCGTTGATATTCAGGAGGCAGAATCCGCCTCATAGCTTTATTGACCCAATCTCTAATATGCTCATCTGAGCCTCCCTTAATAATCTTGCCTGTTTGTGTGTCCTGAAAATCGGGATATCCTTTCTCACCATAGAAAGTACTATGGTAAGCCTTCTCAAAATCTTTATACATCGTGATTATGTCTTTTTGGGTGATAGTGCCTTTTTTACTTAGAATTTTGGAAACATTTGGCATAGGAAGGAATTTACCATTGATTACCCATCCATTTACCTCATTCCCTTTCTCATCGCGTCCCTTTACCATTTTAGAAGGATCAAGGATTGTTGGACCCTTTCCTGTTGTTCTTATCGGCGGTTCAGTTCCCGGAACTATCCCGGGCTCCTCTCCTAGTCTACCAATATAGACAAGACCGCCTGGGGATGTCATAAATCTCTTTCTCCTTGTCTCCATTTTCTTAGCTTCCAAATCTGCCTGAGCTTTCTCATATTCTGGAACTACCCACTGTTTAGGCTTGCCATATTTTTCTATATATTCTTCTTCAGTGGCGAACCATTCGGTTTTCTTTATGCCCTTTTCATCGACCTGATCAATGGTAACGGTTCCGTCCTCGAAACGAAGAGGATGGGCAATCTGATCAGCATTGTACGCTTCCATCTTCATCTTCATCTTCGCTCTGGTTGTAATGTATTCCTGTGGATTGAATACTGGCTTTGCCTGTTCTATTAGTGCACCAACTGCATTTTTGTTGACTGGCAAATAGCGAATGTTCCCCTGTGGATCTTTGACCGTTATGGCCTCATTAGCCTCACCACCATATGCTATCCTCTCGGCTATTGAATTTCTAGGCGGACCTATATCTAATGTCACACCTCCATCAGGGACTTTATCATAAGCCCTTGTAACATAGATAGCAGCCTGCTTATAGTCTTCATTTTTGTGGGCATCAACAGCCTGGGCGAGTTCGGTCAATGCCTCCTTCATATCACGCCCATATTCCTCAACATCATTACGCAACCGCATACTACGTATCTCCTCTTGCATCTTTTGGGCTCGTAATGAACCGCGTCTGCGTTCTTCTGGCTCCTTAAGTCCAAGCCTGCGATTTCGCTCAGAGGATAATTCTGGCATATTGGTCTCCATGCCTCTGGCTATTTCCTCTCTGCTCATTTGTGGTCTAAGCCCTCTCTTTCCCTCTTGTTCTAATGCAGTCTTTGCAACACCTTTCCCTGAGAAGAGCATTTGATGTAATTGGGTTGGTTCATCTGGACTATACTCATATGTTGACTTTCTTTCTTCTCCTAATAAATTCATGGATGATGGTTCAGATCGTTCTTTTCCTAACGAGAAGGCCTCTATGAATTTCATTTTGTCTTTCACCGATCCTCTTCCTTGAAGATATTTACCTGATTTTTTATCCCAGAACTTAGTATCATAGGCTTCTAGGGCCTTAATTCCAGGATCGGTAGATATAGGCTTCTCCTCAAGGCCACGCTGAGAAGTAGTTATGCCTTCTATGTCAAACCCCCCTTCTTGAAGTTCTCTATCATATCTCTTTTCAAAGTCTTCTTCAGATCTCATTGCTAATCCATTTGCCATATCTTTATCTCCTCTAAATCAAAACTAAAAAGCTATATTTCCGCCTACTTTCACACCATATTCAGTTTTTTCGTAATCTGTTGTTTCCTTTTGAGGTCTAAGCCCTGCCGCAGAAGTGGCTCCGGCCCCTGCCATTGTTCCAGCTGCCATCTGGCCAGTCTCAGTCCGGTAAGTAGGCAATGCACCGGGTTGATAAGGAGTTGCTCCAGGAGCATATTTTCCCATAGATTCTGTACCCGCTAATCCTACTCCTGTAGCTCCCGCCATGGCTCCTGATGCTGCATACCCTCCTGGAGGGGTTAACCCATGGGTTGTAGGTAAAGCGCCTACCCCACCCGGTCTACCTCTAACTGACATTGCCGCACCAAGCCGCATAAAGCTTTCCTCTTCAGCTTCTCTTGTCGCTCTTGTTTGTGCGCCTCCACTTGCTTTGGCCTTTTTATAAATCATGTCGGCCATCATTTCTTGATATTTCTTGGAGCCTGGGGCTACGCCTGCCCTGGCTAAATCTCTTCTTGCCTCTTTTAATGCCTGGCCATAAGTCTGCTCGACATCTGCGGCCGCTTCTCCCCTTCTTGCTTCAGGGTCTACTCCTCTGACAGCTTCCTCGTAGAATTTCTCTGCTGCAGGCCCGGATAACTCCATTTCTTTTGCTTGCTGTTTTAATCCCGCAGCCGCAACCTCTTCACGTGCAGGTAAGAGCCTTCCTTCAGCTTGGAGCTGGGCCAGGTTTTGTTTAAGCATTTCTGCTTTCAGAGGTCGCCCGGCTTCAATATCAGCCAATGCCTCTTGAAGTCCGACCTTGGCAAGATTTTCTCTATCTGACAAAAGCCGCCCTTCTGCCTCAAGTTGCGCTAATTGCTGCTTGAGCATTTCTGCCTTAACGGGACGGCCGGCTTCGATATCGCTTACCATCTCATCAAGTGCAGCTTTTGTGGCTGCCTGCCTTGCCGGGGTAAGGGCTGCCTCGGCCTCTATCTGAGCAGTCATCAACTCTCTATTGGGGTCAATAAGGTCGATATTGGCCTGTATCATCTCCTGTTCATAAGGAAGAAAGTCCGTTTTATATACTTCCCATGCCTCCTGAGACATTGCCATCTGTGCCTCTGCTACAGCGGCAAGTCTTCTAGCAGCTTCAGGATCGGAGGCTTCATATGAGGTAGTACTTGTTCCTTGCTGCGAATTATAAAACATACTTACAGCCACCGCTGCCCCGATATACCATGCTGGCATTTTTATCTCTCCATTGTTTTAAAAAGATTAATGTATGGTTCAACGTTAAAAGTTGATTCATCTAATATAAGTTCTATTCGCAACTTATCCAACATCTTCCATCTCATTTCATCAAATGGAATAGTCGGCAAACAATATTCCCATATCCTTTTACATTCTCGTTGAGTGCTAAGTTCAGAGAAATTTATCATTAAAGGATTACATGTCTTTTTTACCCATGTTAAAAGCGGTTTACCGATATTCAATACGTTCTGCTTTTCTGAACCCGGCAATACCCTATCAAGGCTTTTTATTACATCCTGTTCATCTCTTTCAATTATGACCCATTTAGCTTGAGGAAATAGTTCATTAACCCGTTTAGCAAAAAATGGAATCACGCTATCGCTATTCCCAACATACTGTTTTCCTGTTGATACAAATAAATCCTTCAAATCAGTTATGTTGTTGCATTGCTTTATGGCTTCATGAAAACAAAAACTATTACCATAAGTGAAAAAGTTAGCCAACCAGGCCGTTCTTGTCCTCGGGAAACCTGTTATGAAAAAAGTATTCATCTCTCTATATTCCATTCAATGTAGTGAATGAGTTTGAAGCCGTTTTGGTTCATGCTATCTGTATTCAATTATAACTCCCGTGAAAACTCCTCCCCCACTAGTGTAGGCATTTAAAAATCCCTGAATCCCAAATGAGTCCCCGGCTGTGGCATCATCAAAAGCAGTCTCCGTTACTGCTATTACGTAAGTTTTGTCGTTAGCATATACACCTTCAGATACGACGGATGAGGAAGTATGTGTCGTTTCTGCTTCATTATGTGCTGAAACCTGGATTTTTACGCCTGGCTGGTATGTTCCTGCACCATTTCCAGTCCAACAAAGTTTCACGCTTACTATTTCATTGAAGTCTGAGGGAAGAGCGCCAGATGCATAGCATGTATCCGTTACTACATCCATATCCCATCCTGTAGCATAACCGCTTACAAAACGAGCCGATCCAACTCCGTGAGTAAATGGAACAAACATATTTCTTTTTCCAATCGTCACTCCATTTATTGTACCTACAGCTGCTAAATTCTGAGAATTAAAATCAAATGTAGCCTCGGCAGTTCCGCTTAAATCAGCTAACACCTCCGCAAAAGTCTTCTTCTTCAGGCCAGTAGATGTAAATTTGGCATAATGATTATCGACAGCATCTGGGATAAGGTTGCTAAGAGAATAAGATGGAGGCTCTTTAATTAATGATTTTACATCGATACCTATTTTGGACAGGTCTCTTCTCAAGAGCACTCTATCTAAGTCATTAGCTCTTCCCTCTCTGATTTCAAGGCGTTCTTTTATGGCAGATAAAAAGCTTGTCAGATCTTCATTTAAGCCATCTGGGACATCTCCTATAGAAGGAATCTTTGTCTCTCTTGTCGCCATTTTATCCTTCCGATGCTATCAGCTCATCAATGGATGTCGCTATAGCCACAATATCAATGTCTGAGGTTCCAGTAAGCTCGATCTCCGTCACTTTGCCTCTGTATCCTGAAGGCATCCTGAATATGCTATCATCTGTCACGGATTCAGTATGCTTAAGCACATCATCAACATATAATTTCATTGTCACTGCGCCATCCGCTATCACTCTGCCTACATTAAAGTTTAAAGGAGAGAAATTCTGAAATTTCTTAGATTTCCAGGTATAAGTCAATTCAGTGGAGGCATTCTCCCAGGTATAGACATCATAATCATACCTTGCTACCAATACATAGAGATAATCTTCAATAACTTTAGCATCATAGAAGGCCTTATCAACGCTAGCGAAATCTATTACTCTCATATCGTCCATATCAATATAAAAGCCAGTATTTGTAGCGCTAATAAAGGTATAAAGCTTATCGTCCCAATACGTGCATATCATGTCAGCGGGAACCTTTGCTTCCCATTGCTCTTTAGTAAATAGATCCTTCGTGAGCAGACGGCCACCAGAAGCATTGATTATCCAGAATCCATCATCAGATGGGTAGATAACACCCCTTTCGCTAGAGATAGCGCCTTTTTTGGCGAGGCATGGACGTATGTATGGTAATGGCTTCAATGTCATGCCGGCAGGGTCCGTTCCTATCCCAACATAAGGTTTACTCTCTGTCAGGACTACTAATGTTTCGCCATAATGAGCAATGGCAATGACAGGATAATCACATCTCATGGCATATTTAGCGGGGTATGCGTAAGGATAGCTAGGCACTGATGGATACACTTCATTTCCAGAAAATCCTACAACAATGTTATTAACAAAAAGATGCAGTCCTGCTAAATCAGCAGGTGGTACATCCCAATCTTCTACAACAATGATTTCTGCAAGTTCAGAATCTTCCCTTTTATCATCAAACCCACTTGCCACTGCATCGGCAATCTCGCAGTCATCAACATCTACAGACCAATAATCTGTATCTGTAGGGGCTTTGACTGCTGATCCAGGTCCATTGGCCTGTATGCAGATATATGTGAGGCCTTGATAAGTTACTCGATCATCTATCACATAATCGACATCATTGGCATAAGCACTGATATTGTCAGGTGGATAAGGCACTAATTGATATTCAGCTATCGCAGTCCCGGTATTCAAGCGATAAAGGCGGATATGGGTGACATTTGAGATTCCAGTTGCAAATCCAGTGATCTGCATTGTCTGCTCACCTTCCAAATTAAGGAGATTGGAGGGTGGAGAAGGGGCAGACTCTTCCCCCCAGGTGGTAACATAGGTATAAACATAGACTATTGATTTAACTACAACGCCATCGCCTTCACCGACAGCGGCAACCGCAATGACATTTGCAGGGGCAGGAACACCAAGGGGGTATGTTGATGTGGGCCAAGTGTAAAAAGCTCCGCTTGTAGCCATAGTGTCATTTGTTTGCTTTGGTGCACCGTCTCCGGTAAAATATATTCGATGATCAGAATCAGGGATGAAAGATTTAACTACATCGACATCTCCAGGCCAATGTAACCAGGCATCATCCATCAGATATATACTGCGGGCCTGTCCGCCTGTTACGACCTTATCTTCAAAGGCTTGTATATAATCGGCTGCTTTTCCATCCGGATCTGTTGTGTCTGCAGTTCTTACATAAACACTTTCATAATCGAGACTATCGTTATCGCCCCATGCCCAGGTACTAGCAGTCAGGCTACCAAGCGTACCCGTAGAGATATGGGAGCCATTTTCCATGAGGCCAACTGGCTCATTCAAGCTAGGGTCTCCTCCACCTGCAAGCTCAACATGATATTCACCTGGTTGCGTCACACTGTCAGTCCATTTATAAGTAGCGCTTCTGAGGCTATACTTACCAGCTACAACAATGTCCCCGTCACTATCCACTATCGGGCCTCCTTGGATAGCAATGGCCGCTGCGGTCATATCCTTAAGAGGTTCTATAATGCCCCTTTTCAGCCTGCAATTCTCCGCAGTCTGGGCTTGGTTCTGCTCAAGGAGCTTTGGGGAGATAGCAGGGATTGTACCTTGGAAATTTGATATTCTGATTGTTGGCATTTATCCTTGTTTCCTAAATCAATTTTTGTTATACTGATATGCTATGAAAAAGATTTTGATAATCTGTCTTTCTATATTACTCCTACAACTATTATTTTTTGGCAGTATAGCCTCTGCAAAAATCTATGGACCTCTTTGGGCTGTTTGGACTCATTCTAAAGATAAAGATGAATGCCAAATAAAAACTGCCTTCTGGTTTGTATTAAGTATAACCACTCTTATTTATCTTATTGATAAAACTACGAAAAAAGATAAACAAATTATTTTATTTCCCAGTATTTTTCTTTCTTCCGCTAAAGATCTTCAGATCATTTGTACTATCGGTTTCAGATTTTAGAGCCTTATAGTCATTTAATTACTATTAAACTACATACCAAATTGTTATCTTGACATTTTAATTATTTTCACATATACTCTTGAATATGAGTAAATATATTGATCTTGCCTTGACTAAACCAGTTAAACATCTTATGCCTGATAAATTATAGTTATCCAGCCTCTGTTACCATCATCACCCATGACATCATAACTTGCTGAATCAAAATAACCCCCAGCACTTCTATTTAATTTTACATTCGTAGCATCTACTCTTGTATACTGGTAGGTTGCGCCTGCATCATTAAAAGTATCCCCAAAACTTGAGCAGATAATATCGTCATCATTCCTAATCAACACTGAGATAGTTCTTATGTTTGCAAGAGTTAAACCATGAGCAATTTCTACACTTGGGGTAGCATCCATATTCCAATCGCCAATCTCAATGACTTTAACTTTTAATTCTGCATTTGCACCTGTCTCCACAATCCCAGTAACATTTAATGCGCCATTCGCATCTTGTGTTACTCCTGTAGCAGCTACATTTGAATTTATGTGTTCACATTTTATTTTGTCATCGCCTATTTTGGTATCATCCACTGCATCAGCTCCGATCTTGGCGTTGGTTACAGCTCCCGTTCCGATCTTTGCTGCTGTCACATTTGCATTCTTGATCTTTGCTGTCTCTACAGCATTGGTGGCTAAATGTGCTGCATCTATCGAGCCATCCGTATAGTGCTCCGAGTCTATGGCTTCATCTGCTATCTTAGTGCCATCCACGCAATCAGCGCTAAGATGAGCTTTGTCTATCGAGCCATCTGTGTAATGCTCAGAGTCAACAGCGTCATCTACTATCTTAGACCCAGTAACAGTATCATCTCCAGGCGTTCCAAGGGCAACCCACGTAGGCCCACTATAATCCGTAAGTATCCAAAGGCTATGATCATCGGTCTGCAAAGCTACTTTATAATCATCACCAGAAGTAAGCCCTGTAGCTGCTTCTCGTAGCGTAGCATTGGCATATTCTGCGAAGTGGATTACATGCCCTTCTCCGTATGCTAGGGCTTCATGCTCAATATTTGCCATAATTTATCTCCTCACACAAAATCCCTCATCCTCACTCTCATAGGTCTCTTAGTGTATCCGGTTGTTTTTAGAGGCTTTGCGTTATTGATTGCATTGTTAAACAATGCCCTGTGAACCAGGGCCAGGTTTCCATCAAACCAGGGCATAGCCCTTCTCGAAAAGAGATCGGCCTTTGCACCGTTGCCGATTGCATCGAAGTGATCGTTGTAGAGAAATTCCTCGACTGTAGTACATGCACGATCCGGCTGCAGATTGACTTTCACAAGCAATCCGGAAGTGCTGGCCTCGGTCGGGATGTTGTAAAGATAGAGCTTTTTATCCCTGTCAACAAAATAACCGTAGGGTGTGGGTGATGTTCTATATTTCCAGGACCCGGTATCGTGGAGATTCTTTTGAGTCTCGGATATAGGGTCCAGAGTTACAAACTGATCGTCATCCGCTCCGTTTTGCTTGTATTTCACATCATCTACACCGATAATTACGCTATCTGAAGGTGCTGTGAGCGTATAGCTTTGTGTATTTGCCTCGACATTGATCCTTGTGAGATCTGCTGTCCATAGAAATGTCTCCGCACAAAACTTGATGCAGGCGTTTCTCACTGCGCTGACAACCGCTGGCATGTTCACACCAGCCACGTCGGGGGCTACTTCCTCCCACCATAATGTCAGTGCTTTAGTGGCCATGATTTATTTCACCTTTTTAAAATCTATACCTTCAGATTCATAATCTTTAATGAATTTCATTCTAAGAGCATGGTCAATATTGTCATTAAGGTAAATATCACCATCCTTTGGCTCAAATTCTGCCGCACAAAGGGCAATAATTTTAGCGTTCACCTTGCGTATTTTTATGGCCATAGTTTATTACTTTTTTCTTTTTGGCTTTTTATCAAGAATGGTCATTCTTAATTTATTTCCCACTATTCCAATATAATCAAAATCTCTTAGACTCAATTTATGTACATCCCCTAAAACACCATCAATCTCTTCGATGAAACAATCTATACATAAAGCCTTACTTATCCATTTCTCTGGCAACAATTGCCAAATTTTATCTTTAATTGAATATTCAAAATATTGGGATTTTTGACATCTTTTACAGCTTTGTTGTCCTTCAGGAATAGGGAACTGCCTTTTGAATTCAATAATTTCCAGAATCGCGCTTTTAGGAATAGAAGTTGTTTTTCTTACCTTATTGCCTTCAAAGGTCTCATGACCAATAGCTATATATTCGTCTGTTTCCTCGATTACTTGTCCATGAAGCCAACCGATATACGTTTTAAATGCACCTTCTTTTATTTCATATCCGCCAGGATCATCCCAATATCCCCAATCCACTGCTTTAACCTTAACTAATCTTTCATTTTTAATTAAAGCCATATCCTACCCCTCACCCTGTTGTGGAGCTTGCAAACCCAATCCCTGATAGAATGCGTTATATGCATCCAGAGCCCTCACCCTTGTCCCCTGAATCCCTGAATCCTGACTTAATGCCCGCCAAAGGATATAACTGACAAGAGGATCTACATAACCCTCTTTTATGCTCGGATAACTTGCTTCCCATACCCCCGGAGCATCGTAAGCGATAACAGTAGGAGTATCCGCATAGATTATCTCCACATATCCGGTTCCGGTGGAAGGGGGATAGACAAGGTACGACGTGGGATCATTGCGAAGGCGTATTGTGTGATATATCTCTGCAACCTGCGTTTCCTCTGCCCACTCCGGGGCAAAGGCAGCAAGAGCCTCTAAGGTGGTCGGGGTTACAACTCTCCCCGGGGTACTGCCGTCAGTACCCATGTTGCGGGTTACTTCGATAAAGGACATACCGCCGGTAGGGATCGTTTGCAGGGCCTTGGCTACGAGTATAACACTCCCAACAACAGGGTTTGCTTCAGGGACTAAGGAGACAATCTTTCTCTCACCCTGATTAGCCCAGTCGAGAAGAGTCTCTTCACTCCAAGTATCCGCATCTGGATCGTTAAGCGCAACCTGAACAAGGTTATCTATGATATGCCCTATAGTAACATTAGCCATGATACACCTCTATAAAATTGGCCTATCAAAAATCAGGCTATGTTTTAGGATCGCCAGTGTTGCTATTGATCTCTTTCTCCCGGGCCTCCACAGCCTGATCCACAAGTGCATCGAGCTTTAATCTTCGATCAACATCAATGCCATATTTGTCAAGCATGTAAAGCTCGATCTTGGCCTTTCCCTTGCCCACAACTCGGATTTGCTCAAGCATCTTGATTTCAGGATCTATATCTTTTTCGTCTGCCGAAGTTGGTTTGTCTTCAGTTTCCATTTCAACCGTTTCTGGCATTTCCTCAATAGGGGGGTTTTGATCACCTTCTTCTGGGATCTCGACCTTTTCCTTCAATCCAGACACAGGTTCTGGGACTTCAGCAGCAATGACTTTCAATTCCTGCCCTACGGTCCTGGCCGGTTTTCCTTTTGCCTGTGCAGGTAGACGCCTATTAGCCTCTTCTTCGCTGATCTCTACCATGTCCTTGCGTTTGGATTGTATCTCAGTCCATCCGTAGATGTATCCCGAGGGATGCTGCATTAAAAATCTTGGCATAATAATCTCCTCAATTTAGGTTTAAAAAGGAGGGTGCCTGAAAGGAGGAAAAGACACCCTCCTCGCTCCATGGTTTTAGTTTGTTTAGAATACCTTGCAGCCAACGGCCCACACATCGAAAATACAAGTTTCCGTATCGGCATGGCCGAACGTGATATCAATCGTGCCATCTGTAATGAAAACACATCCCATAACTGTACTTGCACCCAAATCGGTATCAGTTATTAAGCATATTTGTGTGGTGGCTAAGGCCAAATTCAAAGTCCCTTGATAACCAGCTGGGGCTGCGCCCAAAAGATGTGTCTGTGTAGTTGAACTATTGCCGATATCCGCTGTGCAGGTTGCTCCTTCCGCTGTGCTTACACGAACACCTACATTCCGAAGAAGAAATCCAGCCGGCACTCTCCAAAGCTGTAAGATATCAGAGGCCGCAAAGCCTGTTGAAGGCAATGCAGTCCTAACATCAGATACAGCCAAAGGCGAAAGATTGACGGCACCGCTAGCTATCATTGCAGGTATATCCACTTTTTGCCTTAAGACACAATGTCCAAAATGGTCATAAGGTATTGCGAACCCCTGTTTATGGTAATGATAAGTAGGCATAATATAAATCCTCCATTGCCTTTTGTTTTAGGCTAATTAGAATACCTTGAAACCTTCGACCCAAATATCCCAGATAGCTGTCTCTACCGCAGCACCAGCAAATACGAGATCAAAAGTGGTAGTTACAATAACGACGATACCCATAAGGGCATCTGCACCAACGGCGTCGCCAACAGCAGTTATAATAGTTGCTGCCGAATTAAGACTTGTAGCAGCCGCTATCAGCCCCGCAGTCGCAGCCGCACCAGTATGAACCGATGTAGCCGTGGCATAACCGAAGCTGATTGTGGCAGCAGCGCCTTCAGGAGTAGTTACTCGAATACCCGCCGAATGAGCCATAAAACCTACAGGCACTCTAAAGACTTGCAAGGTATCACCAATTCCAAAACCTGTGCTAGGCAATGCAGTCCTAACATTACTAACACCTAAAGGTGAACAACCAGCGACACCACTGGCTATGATTGCCGGAGAATCGATATGCTTTTTCAGGACGACATGCCCGAAGGCATCGTAAGGAATAGCATATCCTTGTTTATAGTAATGATAAGTAGCCATGATATACTCCTCTATTAGTTTGGGATAGAGGGGCTACAATCCGGTTGCCGGATCAGATGCCCCTCTACCAGGTTAATAAAATAAAGCAATCTCTGGACCTGACGATTACTTTCTTACATACAGATCGACAAGGGCCTCTGTTTTCAGGACCTTGTAGCCGTATATGTTCAATCCTCTCACCAGGGTTCCGAAGGTGCTTTCTGCCTGTAAAGTCTGCATCTTGGTCATCTGAGCTGCAAATGATAAGGCATTTCTGTCACCTGCCATGATATGCCAGGCAGTGAAACCACTACTATCGCTTACGGCTGTGAGTAGGTTTGACTTATACATCGTCATGTCATCGATCTTCCCAAGCCTTCCGTTCCTTATAACGCTTTGGGCATCCCCGGTAAGGGAAGCATCCTTGAGATCGGATTTCTTGATCATCCCTGAAAACCAAGGGGGGATAACCATCCATCTGCTTTCATCCGGTACATCTTGCTCATCAAGAACCGTGTTACAATCAACGATGTATTCAAGGATAGCGTCTTTTGTGACGACAACAGGAGATCCAGTTGTACCTAAATTGAATGCACTGGTTTTAGTACCTGCCGTAGTTCCCTTGTTTTTGGCATGAGCATCGGAAAAAATCTCACCCAGAACACCAGTATCAATCTCTATTTTCATCTGCTTTGAAGAATCTCTGGACCAATCATCCATGAGCTTGATATCGCTCTGATAGGCATCAACATCATCGCAGATGAAGTTAAAATATTTACCTTTGTCGATTTCCATCTCAACGATATCGGACTCTGGCCGCTCAATCGTTAAGGTTTGCCCCTTGCTATAATCGC